GTTATACACTGAGAAAAGATTTCCTGTTTTGGTTCCTCATCCAGCCATACAACGTCTATTGCCTCCCCCATGAATTTCTCAAAGCCCTGTTCGTAAGCTTTGAATGTTATCTGAGAATTTCCCCCGCTTTTATGCTGTACCAAAGCACTTGAGTGAGCATTGGGAACTCCCGGTTTTCTGGTAGTTTCTACAATTTTGTCCAGTGGTATCGCCCCTGTCCCTTTTTTGCTAGGATCTTGGGGATTGCCAAATAATTCCTTCTGTATAATATCCCTTGTTGTATCGTTACTTTCCCCTGCCGCCCATATACGGACAGGTTTATTAAACTTTCTCCCTTTCCACCATGTAGGATAATTGCCTGTTAGGTGGTAGGCTGTTTCTACCGCACCACAATAGGTCTTACCTACTCGGTTTGCTGCCATTAGGATTCTCTGAGCGCAATCGTGTCCCTCAGAGTGAAAGTCCTTTTGGTACTTATATGGCTTATAGTAGTTAAGCCTATTTGTATCTATCCTTCTTTGTCTTTCCTTGAGAAGTTTTAGAGTCTTAGCTTTTTCCTTAGACAAATCAATCTCTCGGTGTAACATCTAGTTTTACAACATTGGACAATAGTGCTATCTGTTCGTCCAACTCATCGTCTGTTAATTCCGTAACTTCCTTGATTGTAGTTTCCTGCTTGTGTACAGCGTCATATCCTGCCCTAGAAAGAATATCCTTGGCTGCATTGAGTTTAACATTCTCTGAATCTGCTGTTCTCATCAGAGACTCCAGTACAGACAAAGCAAGTATAGACGTTTCCCCCACTCGCTCGGAGATCCTCTTTTCGATATGTCTGAAGAGATGTCGCTGTAATCGCTTTGCTCTGTTGGAAGCATTGGATTTTTCAGCTGTGTACCCGGAAGCATGGAAAGCTTCAACAGGAGGTAGATTGTTATCTACAAGATTAACTACAAAGTTATGTTCCTTTTCCGTAAGCTCCTTGTCTAAAGGTTTAGGCTCTTCTAGGCTTGCGTACATTCCAGTTTTTACAGGCAAAGTAATTTCCTTAGTTAAGTTAAAAACAAGGTTATACGATATTATACCGTATTGTTACAGAATTGTCAAGTAGTTTTTCCAAGAGTTTTAAAATTGTCCCCAAAAATGAACGCAGAGAACAATTATATATTTTTTTGCATAGGGGGGGGCTTTGTTTTTCAAGATTGAACTTTTTGGTTTTGTGACAATTTTGTAACACTGTTGCAACAATGTTGTCACACTTTTCAATTGAGTCAATGTTGAGTCAATGTTGAACCAATGTTGAACCAATGTTGAAATAATTTTGAGAGAGTGTGAGAGAGAGCGAGGAGGACATCCATACAGTTAGATTTAAAACTATATGTAATCAGACAAAGAATAAAATTAATTTAACTTAGGTAGTTGACAATACGGAAATCTTCTATATTGTGGTATATAGTACGTTAGTTTGACCTACTTAGAAAGGACTAGATAATGCTATTAACTAAAAATGAACGTGAGATATTACAAGATTTAATCAAGGCAGAATATAACAAAGACACTACTGACTTAATTGAATATAGGTATAAGCTTCAAATACTCTATGGTAAATTATCACTTTGGGAATCTACATTAGATAAAGGATTCGAGGTATAACATGAAGTATTTTATTGAACATTACTTTAGTTATGGTTGGGACATTATTAATGAGGATGATCCCACATATTATGCCACCGCAGAGGAGGCACAAGCAGAAATTGATGATTTAATAGATATGACTAGAGAAGCTTTTGAACAGGGCGACATGGAGGATGCATATGATCCCTTCGATTTTAGAATAGGAAAGGTATAACATGAGAAACCAAGTTATAAGCTTATACGATTTTACTGGCGAGGCATTGAAGCCATGGGCTGAGATGGGTTATGAATGTTATGCTTATGATATACAGCATGATGCATATTTTAACGAAGGGCCAGTTACGGATAGCTACGGAATAAGATATATAAAGGCGGATCTGTATAACTCAGATACGCTACTAGATATTGTTAATAGGCATAAAGGAAAAGCTTGTTTTCTATCAGCGTTCCCTCCATGTACAGACTTAGCAGTTAGTGGCGCGCCTCATTTTAAAAAGAAATTAAAGGCTGACCCGAATTGTCAAAAGTTTGCAACGAATAACGCCATTTGTGCGGCTAATGTTGGCGAGTTGTTGGGCGTACCTTATTATGTAGAGAATCCAGTTAGTAGATTGTCTACGCTGTGGCGCAAGCCCGATTATAGCTACCATCCTTACGAGTACGGACGATATATCTACGAGGCGCAAGCTGATCATCCACACTATCCCGAATATATAGCGCCGCGGGATGCTTACTCTAAAAAGACTTGCTTGTGGACAGGAGGCGGTTTTACTATGCCGCATAAATTGCCTGTAGATTGTGAGAACTTTGGAAGTAGTCGGCAGCATAGGAAGTTAGGCGGTAAATCTTTAAAGACTAAGAATATTCGAAGCGCAACGCCGCGTGGATTCTCCGTAGCGGTAGCGGTAGTTAACCAATCAACTCATAAATAGGAGTATTTAAAATGTTAGTTAAAGAAGCGAAAGAATACGGACAAGTAAGCACACGCAATACGAAAATGGGAACTACAACAATGGCCTTCGATGCCTTTGCTTGCATCACTGGATCAAAATTGGCAAACAATCCTAACACGCCCTGCTATAGTTGCTACGCTAGGAAGCTACAAAAGCTACGGCCTAGTGTAGATAAAGGATGGAAGAATAATTCTAACAAGTGGGCGGTGAGCAATCCCGATATGTGGGAGCAAGCAATTGCCATGCAAATCATTCGATATAACACCGACGGCTATCACAGATGGTTTGATAGTGGCGACTTGGCAAGTGTTCAAATGCTCCAGTCAATTGTCAATGTGTGTAACATGACGCCAAATATTAAGCATTGGTTGCCGACGCAAGAGCGCCAGTTTATTAAAGAGTTTAAGGCCAGCGGTGGTGTAGTACCTGATAATTTAGTTATAAGAGTATCAGCAAGCAAACTTAATGGGGATATGCCCAGAGGGATAGATAACGGTTCGCAAGTGTTTACAAAAGGCAATGAGCCAAAAGGCTTTGAATGCAAGGCCCAAGACAATAACAACGCTTGCGGCCCATGTAAGGCTTGCTGGGATAGGGAAGTTGAATTTATAAGTTATCCGAAACACAAATAAAAACAGAAAGGTAAGAAAATGAATTATATTAATCGGCCCGATTGGGAACTTAGGAACATGGTCAAAGCTTTAAGTATGCACAAGTGGCTAAACACTCCAGATGAGGAAAGGCGCTTAGAGCTTGCCAAATTGGAACTGGAGAGAAGGAACGCCCAGGGTTTTAGTGTTGGAAGGAAGGTAAGAAAATGACTAGTTACTTAGTTTGTTGGGAAATTGACATAGATGAAGATACTCCAAGTGACGCAGCTAAAGAGGCATTATCTATTATGCAAAATAAAGAAAGTGAGGCGTTATTCTTTAAGGTTATACATAGTGCTAGTGGTAAAATGATTGACGTAGATTTAGGGAGACAAAATGAAAACCATAATTAAAAGTTTATTTAGTTGCAGCCCCTTGTTTTTACTACTAGGAATAGTTATATCTATATTATTACTTAACATGATTTAAAATAGGAGATTTAGAAATGGCCTACTTACATAATGTATTAATGAGTTATCATACGCCAGAAAAAAATGATATCACAGATGGAGTCTGTCATCTATGTAACTCTTGGTTCAGTAATATTTTTGGAGAAAAAATAGAAAACAAAACTGTCTGTAATGTTTGTGAGGAGAATTAAAAATGTCAATACATAATTGTAATCAATGTGGTCAAACCCTGGAATTTTTATACAGTCTACAAGAAGTTTCAGACGGTGACGTTATGCATTTCGGCAGGACAATAGACAAATACTATTGCTCTAGCTGTGATAGCGAAGTGATCTACGCGGCTAACTATGATCGCTTAGACCCAGACAAGATAAAAAGTTGGGAGGATTAAAAAGAAAGTGCTTGACAATAAAAATAATGAGCGTATAATAACAATATAGAGTACAACATTGAAACATTATGAATCATTAAGTTCTACAGTAGAGAGATTAAACTCTCTTAGTATAACTAAATGTTAACATAGAGAGAAAGGATAAATTTATTATGTCTAAGAAACCTATTGAAGTGAGTAAGCCTAATCAAGAAAAGCGATTAGAGATCGAGCTAAATAATCGCTATAAACAAATCATACAGGCACAGGAAGTCTTAGCCCAACATAAGCAGGAAGTTATAGAGGCGATGGCCTTAGATTGTGCGCGACACTACAACCGAATCTTTGGGAGTGTGGGCAAGTGAGATGCAGAATATGCGACGCTAAGTTATCAGGCAAACAGAAAGTGAACCAGGATTTGTGCTACTCCTGTATCCACGAGATCAGGGAAGACTTGGACGAGTTCCACTTTATGCATCCCGATCAAAAGTTTAGGACGGAGGCTATCGAGAAAATAGAACTGTCTCCTGTAGCTAAGAAAAATATGTTAGATGCAGTAATGAAAGGCGAGTATGATGGATAGAAAAGAATGTTTAAATACTGCTGAAGGTTTAATTACAGGCCAACGCGCCATAGACTACGGAGATGCAAGGGAAAACCACCAGCGCATAGCTAGTTTTTGGTCTACCTATCTCTGTAAAACATTGACACCAGCAGACGTAGCTAATATGATGATGCTGTTGAAGATTGCTAGGCTTATGGAGACTGCTACGGATGATTCGTATGTTGACATATGCGGCTACGCTGCTATAGGATGTGAAGTGACTACGCCTAAACCTAAGACACCGCAAGAGATAGGGCCACTATAATGAAAATGACAGAGACAGATCAGATACTAGCAGATAGATTGCTAAGACTTTACCTTAACCAATTGATAAAGGTAGGGTATATAGATAAGTTTGGTAAAGACTTCTTCTTTCACTTAGCTGAGATTAACAGAACAGACGCACATACTTTTATAGTTGAAGCATTGGTAGAGTTTGTGTTAAATTTACAGCAAGAACCAGAGGAGGAGAACCTACCAACAGAAGGAGATATAATACATTGAAACAAAGAACCCACCAGCCTTGTCCCCTTTGTGACTCCAGTGATGCAGGTGCATACTATGACGACGGACACTTCTATTGCTTTAGTTGTGAGGGAACTATTCAACCTGAGAATGTGGAGGTTACAGACTTGCAAACATATAGAATAGAAAACAAAAGAGAACCAAAAGCAGTTGAGGATATACCCTGGACAGACCGCAACATATCTGAAGCGGTGGTTAACTACTACGATGTATCAGCTACAGATAGTTCTGTAAGGTTTCCCTACTATGATGCTATGGGTATGAGACAAGCCGCTAAGATACGCAACCTAGGCAAAGTCTTCTCAACTGAAGGAGACTTCAAGGACTGTGTCTTGTTTGGTATGCATACCTTGAGCAAAGCTGGATCTTCCAAGGGTGATACTATCATAGTTACAGAAGGAGAAGCAGACGCACTGGCAGCGTTTCAGATGGCAAACAATATTAGCCAGAGTGCTAAGACAATCTCTAAGCGCGGTACTCCTATAGTCCCTGCGATTAGTATCAAGTCTGGAGCAGCCAGTGCAGAGAGAGACTTTAAAAACCACCTTGAATTTCTAGAAGGTTTTAGTCGTGTGTTTATTTGCCTAGACTCAGACAGTCAAGGTCAAAAATCAGTTGAACGCTGCGCTAAATTACTCAAGCCCGGTAAAGCTTTCATCGTTAAGCTAGAACACAAAGACCCTTGTGAGTATACCAAGCGTGGTTTATCCCAGGAATTTGTAGGTCACT